ACGAGACGTGTCTCCCGGTGATCTTCGAAGCCACCTCCGACGACGACTTCACCGACCCGAAAGTCTGGGCCCGCGTCAACCCCGGGCATGGCATCACCGTTCAGCATGACGGCATCGCCCAAGAGTGTCAGGAAGCAATCGCGGAACCGAGAAAGCGCAACGACTTCCTGATGTTCCATCTCAACCGCTGGGTGAACCAGGCCACCGCCTGGATTCCTGTTGAATGGTGGGATGCGTGTTCGTGCCCGCTGGCGTCCGACGATGAATTCGCCGTACTCCCCTGTGCCGGGGGGTTAGACCTCGCGCAGAAGATTGATCTCGCGTGTTTCAGTCTCGTCTTTCGTCATCGGCTCGATCCCCCGCTCGCGGTTGAGGTCGTGGCCGAGGAGGGAGATCGGGCGGTCACACAACACGCGCAGCTAAACTATCGAGTGTCGGTGCTCCCGTTTTTCTGGATTCCCGAGGACACGATGAGGCAGCGGGAGCACGAGGATGGTGTGCCGTATAGCGATTGGGTGCATCGCGGACTGGTGACGGCGACTGAAGGGACCACCATCGACTACGACCGGATCATCGCGGACATCACCACGCGGATCGTGCCTCGTTTCCCTCGACTCCGATCGTCGACTATCGGGTACGATCCGGCATTCGCCAGCGATCTGGCGACGGCGCTCAATAAGTTCGCGGGCCGTACGGATTGGTGCCAGGAGGTGCTGCAGAACTACAAGTACATGTCCGAGGTGTGCTTTATGTTTGAGGCTCTCGTCAAAGCTGGTCGGGTGTCACACGGAGGGAATCGTATCCTGCGGAACCATGTCGAGGCCGTGGCCATTAAGCGCGACGACGCTGGACGCATTCGACCCACGAAACCGAGGAACTCCAAAAAGCACATCGACGGGGTGGTGGCCACCCTGATGGGGATTCGGTCGCTCGCGGCGATTCCAGATCGCGCTGTAATGCCGCAGTTGTTTTTTGTGGGGAGGCGGCGGTGACAGACCCTCTTGCGTTAGAGAAGCCGAAACGCGGCCGGCCGATGGTTGACGAACCGCATGTGACGGCCTGCACGTGGATTACGGCGTCTCAGTACGACATGCTGATTCGGTTGTCGAATGCTCGCGGGGTGTCCGTCTCCCGGTTCATCGGTGCCATGATTGGCCGGGCCACCGATCCAAAGCCGCGCTGATCCTTAGGCGATCTTCCTCCGTGTCTCGGGGTAGTGTCTCAGTTTGAAATTGGACCGGCCGTCAGAGCGGCAGAATCCGTGCTAGCTTACCGCTAAGCACATGCCCAAAGGTCCCGAAGGTCAAAAGCGCCCCGCCGATGTAATCGGCAACGCCGTTCGAGTGATGCGAATAGCCACGGGCGAGATCGAAGAATCCGGAACCACGGACGATGGCAAGAACAAGGCAGCCGTCGAACTCGGCCGGATGGGCGGCAAGGCCCGCGCAGAGGCTCTGTCTGGCCGACGGCGCAGGGACATCGCCAGGAAAGCTGCCCTCGCCCGTCACCGTAAGTAGTCTCCTACGCCAGCTTGTGCGCGATCTGTTCGTCCAGGATCTCGCGCACGGTCAGCGGGATAATCACCCGGCCACTCTTGCGGAAGAAGGCCCCGATCTCGGTCATCGCATCGTTCGAATAGTCGAACGAGACGAAGAAGCCCTTCTTCCGATCCGCCCTGGCCATCATCGCCTCGAAGGCGTCAATGTCGGGCCGTCCGGCTTTGTCCTTCTGCTTCACCTGGACGGGATACCAGTCGTCCATGAAGTCCAGGTGGCCGGTCGCCTTCCCGCGCTTCTGAGGGACGGCCCCGGCCGGAAAGATCCGTCCGTCGATCCCCATGTCACCCACCTGGACCTTGTTCTTGACGCCACCGAGGGCAATGACGGCCCAGTTCTCAAACTCGAACGGCGGGATCTTCCGAAGCTGCGCTTCGGACCAGGGCAGCCCTTCGACGATAAAGCCCTGACCGGCGAGCCAGGCCGATTGCCCCTCTTTCAAGCCGCACACATCGCGGAGGCGCTTCGCCATGACGCGGCACGCAGTCGGGGAGACGTCGATACCGATCCACTGGCGCTTGAGGTTCTGAGCGGCCACTAGGGCCGTCCCGCAACCGCAGAAGGCATCGAGCACGATGTCGTGTTCCTTTGTGCTGGTTCTGATGATCCGTTCCAAGAGTGACAGGGGCTTCTGTGTCGGATAGCCGAGACGTTCCGGGCTCGTCCCTCCAATGACGCTAATGTCTGTCCATACGTCAGAGATCGAAACTCCCGGCATCTCGTCAAGATAGTTCTTCAGCCGAAGTCGCCCACCCTGCTTCTTTGGGTAGTGGAGTCGTCCCTCCGCGTCTAACGCGGCCATGCGCTCCCGCGTGAACTTCCAGCCGTTGTCAGGAAATTTGTACGTGATCCCATTCTTCGCTTTGAAGTCGTACATCAGGTTTGGGCGCACGCCTGGATTGTTTAAGTTTTGCTCCGCCCAACGTCTGCCGTCTGCGTCCGCAAACCTGAAGCGTTCTTCGATGTACTTCGGATCGTATGGCTCGAACTCTCGGTTAAAGGTGAGCGGTTCCCCACCCCCGTAGTAGAGAATCACGTCGTGAACAGCACCGTAGCCCTGTGAGTTGCTGTGCGCACCGTACCGCTTCCAGACGATCTCGTTCTCGAAGTTGTTGTCCCCAAGAATCTGGTCAAGCATCACCTTGACATAGTGGGAGGCGTGCCAATCGCAGTGGTAGTAGAACGAGCCCGTCTTCTTCAGCACGCGGCCGAGTTCAACGCACCGTGGGCGCATGAACTCGATGTACGCCTGCGTGCTCTCATGACGGTCCTCGAACGCCCGTTTCTCCTTCGTCTCGCCCCAGAAGACTTCGTAATTCCTATTCGAGTTGAACGGCGGATCGATGTAGATCAGATCCACGCAGCCGTCAGGCATCCGGCTCAGTTGTTCGAGGTTGTCCCCGCAGTAGATGACGCGGGTATCGATGAGGGATAAGGTCCTGGCAGGCTTCGCCATGTTTCGCCGATAGCTTACACGCGGCGCTTAGCGTTTCAGCAGAACGGTTGCGGGCTGGGCCAGTGCGGCCGCCGCGAGTTCCTTCCTGCGTTTTGGGCTAACCAACTTCGTGATGTTTGTCGCCGGCGGAAGGTCCTCCGGCATCGTGCCCTTCATGTTCCGGATGGCCTGTCGAACATAGCGACCAACATCGCGATGGACGTGGATCGCGTTCTGTTCTGTGTTCACGTGATCGCGGTCCAGCTTGGCCTCGGTCTGCGTGATCCGAAAGTCATTTGCTGCAAGCTCAGCTCGGTCTGCACAGTCGAGCAAGTCCTCTGTTGACGGTAGACGCTTTCGGCGCTTCACGTCGGCAAGGCCCATTCCGTACAGACCCTCATACCCGGCGTTTTGAAACACTGCATACTTTTGCACATTGGCGCGCTTCGCGGCCTTGCCGAGTTTCACGTTCGCATCGCGCGACGTTCCACGTCGGTCAATTCATTCTGAGCCTCCTGCAAGCGCGTCTGGACTGCGAAGTATGTCTGTGCGTAGCCGACTTCGGGTTTTGTGGTGTCGCCATTCATCGCGATCAAGTAGCAGGCGTAGCGTGAAAGAAACCAGTCGGCGCGCTCGCGCTGAGCACCCTTACCCGCCGTGATCATGTTCGTCGTACGGTGAAATTGATCGGCTGGATCAACTCCTCAGTCAAACTGAGACACTACCTGTCTCGGAGTGCGTGAGCGCCTCACGGAGTCACAGGCTGGGATTTCCCTACTAGACAAATCCAGACGCCGGTCTCCTGGCGGACGATAGCCGTGGGGACATGCCGCTCACGCGCGCCTATTCGCTGCTGACCATCAAGTCGGTCGATGACGAGCAACGGGTCATCGAAGGGATTGCCACCACCCCAGAGGCCGACCGCCTTGGCGATGTGATCGACCCGTCTGGGGCGATCTTCCGTCTGCCGATCCCGCTGCTGTGGCAGCACAACACGCGTGAACCGATCGGGCAAGTGACGGCCGCGAGCGTGACGCCGGATGGCATCACGATTCAGGCCCACATTGCCAAAGGTCTCCTTCCGCGGATCGACGAGGCCTGGGCCTTGATCAAGTCTGGCCTCGTCCGCGGGCTTTCCATTGGGTTCGCGCCCCGCGAGAAACAGCCGATCAAAGGCAGTTTTGGCGTCCGGTTTGCCTCGTGGGAATGGCTCGAACTGTCCGCCGTGACGATTCCGGCGAATGTCGACGCCAGCATTATGACGATTCGATCGATTGATGCCCAGGATCTCGCCGCGTCAGGCCCGGGTCTAGGGGTAAATCCCGTCCATTCCGCCGGCGCTCCGGCTCCAGTTGTGAGGGCGTCGAAGGACGCCGTACCACCCATGAAAACCATCACAGAACAGATTCAGGCCTTCGAGTCCACCCGTCAGGCGAAGACGGCGCGCATGAACGAGATCATGACCGCCGCCGCCGAGAAGGGCGAAACGCTCGATGAGACAAAGTCGCAGGAATACGACGGGTTACAGGCCGAAGTCAAGAGCGTCGACGCGCATCTGACGCGCCTCCGCGATCTCGACGCGACGAACAAGGTGACGGCTGTTCCAGTACAGGGACAGACGCCTGCTCGGGCGGCTGAGACACGGGCGGGGGTTATCTCCGTGCAGTCGCCACTTCCACTTGGCGTCGAGTTCGCCCGTGCGGTGTTGTGTAAGGTTCGGGCACATTTGACAGGGCTCAGCCCGATTGACATCGCCCGTGGGCAGTACCCGGACAACCCGCGCATCGAGCAGTACCTGATGCGTGGCGCCGTGCCGGCTGGCACGACGACTGATTCGGTCTGGGCCGGGGCGCTGGTAGACCCGACCAATCTCGTGGGCGAATTCATCGAGTATCTACGGCCGCAGACGATCATCGGCAAATTCGGCACGGGCGCGATTCCGAGTTTGCGTCGGGTGCCGTTCAATGTGCGCGTGATCGGGCAGACGTCCGGGGGAGAAGGCTACTGGGTGGGCCAGGGCGCTCCGAAGCCGCTGACGTCCTTCCAGACTGCCGACACGACGCTGACCTGGGCGAAGTGCGCGGCGATTGCCGTGATCACCGAAGAGCTGGCGCGATTCTCCAGCCCGTCGGCTGAATCGCTGGTGCGCGATGAGTTGGCCAGGGCGATCATCGAACGGCTCGATACGGACTTTGTGGATCCGGCGAAGGTGGCCGTGTCGAACGTCAGTCCGGCGTCGATCACGTACGGGTTGACGGCGTTGACGTCTGCTGGGGTCACGGCCGATTTCGCGCGGACGGATCTGCAGAACCTGCTCGAGCAGTTCATCTTGAGCAACGTCGATCCGACCAGCCTTGTGCTGATCATGCCGAACACGCTCGCGCTGGCACTCAGCGTGCTGGTGAATGCGCTCGGACAGCCGGAATTCTCCGGCCTGACCATGCGCGGCGGGACGATGATGGGCATTCCCGTCATTACGTCACAGTACGCGGCGAACCAGAGCGGCGGCGGCAATCTGGTCATCGCGGTCAATGCGTCGGACATCTTCCTGGCGGACGATGGTCAGGTGACGGTCGACATGAGCCGCGAGGCGTCGTTGCAGATGCTCGATAATCCGACGAACAACAGTTCGACGGCAACGGCGACCACGATGGTCAGCATGTTCCAGACCAACAGCATCGCGCTGCGTGCGGAACGCTACATCACGTGGGCCAAGCGTCAGGCGGCGGCCGTGGTGTACATGGATGACGTGAATTGGGGCAGCATCGGGAGCCCGTCGTAACGTCGTTGAGTGTCTAACCGACTGGCTGTGGTTCGTCGTGGGCATCGTGCCCGCGACGGGCCGCGGTCAGCGTCATGAGAGTGGCTCACCGTATGTCGACCGTTCTGGTCACAGCGCTCCGTTCCTTTTCGTACGCTCAGCAGGTCTATCAATCTCGTGATCCGGTGGAGATGGCGCCGGCCGATGCGCTGGCGGCGGCTCGTCGCGGTGATGTCAGTCTGACGCCGACGCGCTGCTACAGCACGCGGCATCTGGAAGCATCGCCCGCCGTCTTGGATCGGCCCGTCTCAGCATTGGCGCATGACGGCCAAGCCCGGCCGGCAGCGCGGCGCCGAGGCCGACGCCGGAATGCTCGGGAGATCCCATGCGAGTCTTCGGCCTAGAGATTCGTCGAGTCCAGCGGTCTACAGTTCCGGCGATGATGTCGCCGCCGTCGAGTCGTGGTGGGTGGTGGCCGCTGATTCGAGAGCCGTTCGGTGGCGCGTGGCAGC